TATTTATATTAAATGTAGCAGGGTTTTTACTATATGGCACAATCAAAAATACAAGAACAAGAAGACGCATATAAAGGAATATTTCCATCGGTTTTTAAAAAAATTGATAGCTCCGATGTTACAATCAATGCATTTCCTGCATATAAATCATGGACGTTTTATTCGGGTAGTGTAACTTCAAGTGCATTGCCTTTACAAGGAATATATTCAGATGTTAATGTCTTACCTGCATTAGGAAGTGAATTAACATACAATGATGCTGCAAACATAGATGGTAGTTTGCAAAGCGTTACGTATTTTTCTGTAAATCATTTATATTATAAAAATAAATCAGAACCTGCAAAAACATATGGTCCTACTGATTTAACTCGAACTAAAAAAGCATTATATCAAACTGCATCAATACTGTCTATTCCTCAAGTGCGAATAGGCGAAGGCATAAAACCTGCATCATTTTCATTTACATCTTCTATATCTGGTTCATTTTCAAGTGATCGATATGGCAATATTATAGATTCGGCATTTAATACTGCATCAATCGTAACAAATGTAATGTGGTATGAAGGATTTAATGAATATTTTGATACATCACGAATTACATATACATCTGCAGGCGTAACGTATGTACCTGGCATTACAACAACAACCGGGCAACAACGTGCTTTAGGATTAGCAGCATATTTTTCTGGGTCTGGATATATTGAATCTGCGTTAACAGGTCTATATGACCGAGATCATGATTATGCAGTTTCATTTTTTATTAGTGGTGCTAATGCAACAACATCCAATCAATTAATTGCAACAAAAGCATCTCAAAGCACTACACCTACATATCCGTTTCGAATAGAATTAAGTGGTAGCAATCAATTGATTTTTACAACTGCAGGTAGTGATAGATTTAAAACTTTTATTACATCGTCAACCGTTGTAACATCGAGTTGGACTCATGTAGTTTGTCAAAAATCAGGTAGTAGTATGCAAATGTATGTAAATGGTACTTTGCAATCATCTACCGCTACTCCATTATTTACGATTCCTACATCTCCATTATCTGCATCTGCTAGGATTGATAATCGAGATACGTTAAAAATAGGCGGATTTAGCCCCAATAGTTTGAATCTACAAGGTTATTTAGATGAAATAAGAATCTTTAACAAGTCACTTACCGCTTCGCAGATAAGTGCGTTATCTAACCGTACGGAAGGTGGAACTGCATTACAAACTCCATATGTAGGCAATGTATTTTCTAAACACGGAATCATTGTTTTTTCTTCTGCAGATTATCGCATCAACAACATAATTAATACTCCATATACTGCATCATATCGTAGTTCTGTTACAATTCATGAATTAGGTGTTGTAACTAGATTAGATGCTGGAGATTTTAATATGTCAACCAATGTAACGTTAACTGCCGATGATGATGCAACATATCGATCTTTTGTTTCGGCAGAAACATTTGCACCATATATAACAACTATAGGTTTATACAATGGGTCTGGCGAATTATTGGCTATCGGTAAATTAGCTCAGCCAATACGAAAACGTAGTGATGTTGATATGAATTTTTTGATACGATTAGATTTAGATAAAAACATAACATTTAAAGGTTAACATGATACGCCTTAAATCATTGATACGAGAAATTTCCAATAATGATTTGCAACGCATTTTGCAAAAAATACAAAACAAACAATTTACACTGTTTGGACAAGGAGATAATGGACGAGTGTATGAATTTGAAGGTGAAGATAAATTGTTTAAAATAACAACCGAATCTGAAGAATATCGAGTTGCTGAAATACTTGCTAATGAATTTAGTAAATATACTACATTTATTCCGGTATATTATGTAGACGGCACTAATGGATATATCATGGCAAAAGCATCTGAATTATCCAGTAAACAAAAAGTAGCTATCAATCAATTTATTGTAAATTATAAAAATTACGCGCGCGAACAAGGCGGAGAAGTTTCAATATTTGATTATTTAGATGCAGATGGTGCACGTAATAATGATGAACAACTTGTTAATTTTTTGCGTGCGTTGCAACAAGATGTTCGTAAAATCAATATTCCGGATTTAGATTTGGATTTAGATTTTAAAACTGACAATGTTATGATTTGGAATGGAAAAATGGTAATGATTGATTGGTAACAATATTTATATAAAATAGTATCAACATGGATTTAATTGAACAATATATACGTAACATAATTGCAGAACGAGATGAAGTAACTACTAAATCTGGTTACAAAATAAAAATACTATCTTCACATTATGGAGATTCCGATGTTGAACGTTTACGCAGTCGTTTAATTCAAGATCGAGCTAAAGCAAATGATTGTGTTTATGGTTTCGGAATTGTTGCAACTAAAAAAAATAAAACTGGTTCAGAAGATGCATTAATTGCTGACATTGTTGATACCATGAAACAAAATCCAGATATCATGCAATATTTTGGAGAAAATTATCGCATCATACTTAGTAAACCGCGAGAAACAGGTAAACGAAGAAAATTTTATGCTGCGTGGGTATTGGATATGTCTGCAAAATCGTTGTTTGCAAATAAATTGAGATTGTTTAAACAATTTAAAGATAGAGAAGGTGGATTTAAGAAATATATAACATTTAATCCTATGTTGCAAGAAGACGGAACTGAAATTATCTCTCAGGCGCGTGCTATTGAATGGACTAACTCTATAGTTAGTGTAATGCAAGATTTATATAAAATTAAAGATACAGATGTTACATATAAATCATTGTTTCCAACTGAAGAACAGGCTAAAGAATTCAAAGCTGCAATTCCGGATTTTACTGACATGTTGTTTGGCGTTAAAGTTGATGATGAAGATGTAGAACAAGAAAAAGTCGAAACTAAAATCGTAACTATCGATAGTGATTATGTGTTAACTAATAAACTTAATATTTCGTTTCGTGGCAAGGCAAAAATACAAATTGATCCTGTAACAGGACAATCTAAGGTTATTCCAATTGAAGGAACACTGTTTAGTGGGAATATACAATTACCTCCCTCAATTACAATTGCAACAACGAATGTTGTCGAAGATCCATATGCTGCAGAATATGGCATAGTGCCAATATATAAGGGAACATTCAATGAAAATGGTGAGCTAGATACCGGTACATGGTATTTTGTTGATCCCGACCAGATTCCGCTGCATAAATGGGACGAATGGTGGACGGGAATCGGTAAAGAAGATAAAATTGCATTTATTGGAACATTTGATCCAACATCGACAGGTGACAAAGTAAAATTTTCACAAGGTAAACTTTATTATAAATCATCTAATGCGACAAGAACTACGTGGCTAGATGATGCCGAATATTTTGAAGGTACTTTTAAAGACACTACACCATGGAATGGAGATAACTATGGTAAAGATGCAAACGGAAACTCAATACGAATATCATATGTAAAAAATGGAAAAGTGAAAGGTAAAAAACTAACATTTCCGTATACTATTAGTTCATATAAATATTATCAAGATCCAACGGATCCATCTCAAGTATATGCATATGATGCCGGATGTGGATGTTTTTTGCGTGTTGAAACTCGATATTTAATGGATTTAGCAGATAAAGAAATTAATACTGCTGATTTTGCTACAAAGGTAGTGCCTATCACCGATCCGGATATAAACAAACAGCTTTGTGTTACATTCAAATTGACAGACAATTTTATTACAGCAAAAAAGACAACCACAATGACATTTTATAAAGAAGATCCTAATTTTAAACCAGCAACGCAGCCAATAGCTATTGATTCAACATTTGAATATATGAGACGACTTCAAAATTTAAATACAAGTAAGGATGGATATCGAAAGATTGGTTTCATCCGTGAATTATCTTGGAATACTACAACTGCAAAATTTGATTACACATTAGTTACTAAAGCAGGAATAAAAGATCTTTGGTATCCTGAATCGGAACTACAACCTTAATCACAATGAAACGAAATCATTTTCACAGCACGGGAAATTCAAAACGAGCTAATGCACTTAAACATGGTTATAAATCGGGTTTAGAACTTACTGTATCGGAACAAATCAAACAAACTGCTTATGAACTTCGGTATGAAACGGAAACATTGCATTACATGGTACCAGAACGCAAAGCAAAATATACTCCAGATTTTGTATTTACAAAACGCAATGGCGGTACCATGTACATTGAAACTAAAGGACGTTGGACTACTGCAGATCGAACTAAGATGAAACATGTTTTACAATCAAATCCTGGAATTGACATACGCATGGTGTTTCAAAATCCTAATCAAAAATTGTCAAAAACATCGCCAACTACATATGAAGCATTTGCTCGCAAGCTAGGCATTCAACATGTTGCAAAGAAAGATATTCCGGCAGAATGGCTAAATGAATGCGTAAAAACAGGTGAAGAACCAGCAAATCCGAAACGTTTTTTTAGTTAAGGTTTGTTTTGTGAATTATTTTTAATATATTCATGAAAGTTAATGAAATTTATTTTATTAATAGATTGAAGAATTTATTGATTCAATCGTTAAGCCAGTAATGAAATGTATGTGCTTAACATATATTATATATTAATTATATTTAATTGGATTCCTTACAGTTTTTCATTATAATATAATTGTGAAGAATCTTAAACTGTTACAA